GGCCTTCGACGTGGCCGCCGACCGCTCGCATGCGGCCATGGCCGCCGCCGGGGTGACCGCCGGGCGGACGGTGGTAGAGGTGGTCGACTACCGGCGGGGCACGGCCTGGCTGGACGACGCTATCCGAACCTGGGCTAGAGCCCATCGGGGCGGCCTGATCCTGGCCGATGCCCTGGCCGCCGGGACCATCGCCGACCGCCTCGAGCTCGCCGGCCTGGAGGTGACCCGCACCGGGGCGGCCCAGCTGGGCCGGGCCTGCGCCGATCTGGTCGACCAGGTGACCGCCCGATCGATCGCCCACCGGGCGCAGGCCATCCTCGATGACACGCTGGCCGCGGCCGGCCGCCGTATTTCGGGGGACGGCTGGGCGTGGTCGCGCCGGTCGTCGGACGTGGACATATGCCCGCTGGTGGCCGTCACTCTGGCCGCCTGGGCTGCCCGGACCACGCCCAGCCCTCCAGCCCCGTTCGTCACCGTGGCCCGCTGATCCTTGCGGCCGGCCCGTAGTCACACCATGGTTATCGGCAATGTTCGGTTCCCGCGCCCGCGCCCTCCAGCGCCGGGTCGCGGACCTCGAGGCCGCCGCCGGCCCGGCGCCTAAGGTTTCCGCCGCCGGTGGTGGTCGGGCCGGTGGCGACCCGTGGGCCTTTTTCGCCGGCACCGGCATACAACGCTCGGATGCCATGGCCGTGCCGACGTTGGCCTATTTGCGGGCGCAGCTGGCCGGCGGGGTGGCCTCCATGCCGCTCGAGCGTTACCGCAAGAACGCCGCCGGGGAAGGCGACAAGATCGACCCGGGCTGGTGCGAGAATCCCGACCCGGCCCCGGCCATCACCCCGTCAATCTTTTGGGCGTGGATCATCGATGACCTGTTTTTCAACGGGCGGTGCACCCTGGTGGTGCTGGCCCGCGACGCCACCGGCTTTCCGGTGGCCTTCCGCCGGGTCCAACCGGGCCAGCTGCTCTACGAACCCGACGCCCTGGCCTGGGGTTATTACACCGCCAGCCCGCCGGTGTACTACATGGGCGCCGAGATTCCTGGCGAGGACGTGATCGTCATCGACGGCCCGCACGAGGGAATTTGCAACTACGGCGGCCAGGTCATCGCCGCCGCCCTGGCCCTCGAGACATCCTCGGCGACGGCCGCGGCGGAACCGTTGCCGAACATCGATCTGCACCAGACCGCCGGGGAGCCCATGTCGAAGGATGCCGCCCAAGCGCTGGTGGCCGACTGGAAGGCCGCCCGCGCCGTCGGGGCCACCGCCTACACCCCCCAAAACCTCGAGGCCCGCACCCTCGGCTGGTCCGCCGCCGACCAACAGATGGTCGAGGCCCGCCAGTACATGGCCACCCAGCTGGCCCGCATGGCCGGCGTGAACCCGGTCCTAGTGAGCGCGGCCATGGGCTCGAGCTCGAGCTACGTGTACACCAACCAGGCCGACTACCGGGGCGCCTTCCTCGATGACGTGCTGGACGCCTACCTTCAGGCCATCGAAGGCCGCCTGTCCGCCAACGATGTCACGCCGCGCGGCCAATATTTGGAGTTCGACCGGGACGCCTTTACCCGGCTGCCGCTGCTCGAGCGGGTCCAGGTCATGGTCGGGGCGCTGCGCTCCGGGGCCACGCCGGCCATGGTCAACGCTCTCTCCGAGGTGCTCGACCTCGATTTCGTGGTGCCGGATGACATCGCCCCGGCGCCGGTGCCGCCGACCCCGCCGCCCGCGCCCGCGCCCGCCCCGCCGCCGACCCCGGCGCTGAACCCTGGAGGCCCCCCGAAATGAGGATCACCACCGCCGCCGCCCCGGCCAATCTGGCCGCCGATTCCGCCCGGCGCACCATCACCGGCCTGGTCGTCCCGTGGGGAAGCTATGCCCGGGTGTCGACCGGCCAAAACGTGGCCTTCGCCCGCGGGTCGCTGGCCCTGTCGAATCGTTCCAAACTGGTGCTCGATCATGACCCGGCCCAGCCGGTGGCCGTCTACGTGAGCGCTACGGACACCGACGCCGGCCTGGAGGCCACCTTTCGGGTGCCGGCCGGCCCGCGCGGTGACGCCATCCTGGCCGACGCCTCCGACGGCCTGCGCGACGGCCTGTCGGTGTCCGCCGACGTGACCGCCTCCGATGACACCGACGGCGGGATATGGGTCACCGCGGCCAAAGGCCGGCACGTGGCCTTGCTGTCCGAACCGGCTTTCGACGCCGCCCGAGTGTCCGCGGTGACCGCCACCGCTCCGACCCCAACCCCTGGAGAACCGATGACCGTCACCGATCCCGCCCCGCCCGCCGTTGTCGCCGCCCCGCCTGACCCGCCGCCGGCCGAGCTCACCCCGGCCGGGGTGGCCGCGGCCGCCGCTCCGATCGCCCCGGCGGTGGTCCGCGACCCGTACCCGTACGCCCAGCCGCACGAGCTCGGTGGCCCGTCGTTCGTGCGCGACGCCTACGCGGCGTGGGAGAACCCTGGCAGCATCGAGGCCGCCCGGTGGCGGACCGCCCAGGCCATGGCCGCGGAGCCGGCCTACATTGCCGCCGGCCTGATCCGTCTGGCCGCCCCGCCCGCCGGGCTGGCCGCGGCGGTGGGCGAAACCACCACCGAACCGGCCTTGACGCCGCCGCGCTGGCTGCCCGGCCGGTTTGTGCCGCTGCTCGGGGCGAAAGCGCCGTTGTGGTCGGTGGTGTCGAAGTACGGCACCCCGGATTTCAACTCTCTCGAGGTGCCCCGGACCGCCAGCGAGGCCGGCCTGTCGGGCCTCCCGACCGATGAGGTGACCCCGATCGCCCCCGGTTCGATCACCACCACCAATGACACCATCACTATCAACGAGGTGGAAGGGTCCTACCAATTCAGCCGGAAACTGCTGATGGGCTCTAACCCGGCCATCGACCGCATCGCCCTGGATGCCATGGAGCGGGCCTGGCTGGCCGACATCGAGGCCCGGGCGGTGGCCTTTTTCACCTTGCCGGCCAACTCGACCGCCTGGAGCTCGACCTACGCCGACGGCCTGGGCTTTATCGGCGCCCTGCGCGGTTTGTTCGCGGCCATGGCCGCCGGCACCCTCTACACCTCCACCGACGCCATCCCGGCCACCAAGGAATACGAGGCGGCCGCCTCGGCCAATGACACCACCGGCCGGGGCCTGCTGCCCTACGGGCCGCGCATGAACGCCCCCGGCACCTCCGATGTGGCCTACTCGGCCGCCGAGGTTCAGGGGGTGCCGCTGTGGCCGGGTCCGTACATGCCAGCCAACAAAACCATGGTGCTGGATCAGTCCCGCAACTCTGCCGCCGCTTTCGTCACCCCGGTGATGAATTTCCGTTTCGAGTCGACCACCACCGCCGGGTCGACCACCGAGAATGTGAAAGTGCTGCAGCTGACGAAGTATTCGGGTGTGGGGTTTTGGGCGCAATACCCGGGCGGGATTCACGTGATAACCAACACCACCCCGCTTACCCTCGAGGCCGGCGGGGTCACCCGCGACGAGCCCGGCAACGGGAATGGTGGCACGGGCGGCGACGAGCACGCCAAGGCCCGCAAGTAGGCCCGGTGGCGACGGGCTGGCCTACCGATGCCGATCTGGCGGACCGGCTGAACCTGGCCCCGGGCGATGACACCGCCCGGGTGAGCTCGGCCAACGCCGCCGCCGCCGCCGACGCCGTAGCCATCGCCGGCCTGGACGCCACCGCCGGGGCGACCGACGCTGGCCAGTATGAGGCCATCCTTCTGCTGGGCCAGTGGTGGTATGAGAACCGCAACCGCCCCGAAGGCCTCGACAGTCTGAATCCGATCGCCTCGCCGTACTACCGGCGGGTGGCGCTCGGCATTCTCCTACGCGGACAGATGCCGGTCGCGTGAGTATCGCCGCCGCCCTCGACACCCTGACCGAGGCCCTCGAGGCCGCCGGCCTGCGCGTGGCCTTACGGCCTGGGGATATCACCCCGCCGGTGGTGTATATCCGTATCGGGTCGGGCACCGACACCGGCGGCCCGCTCGAAAACGCCCGGGTGGCCACGTTCTACGCCTACGCCATCCCGGTGCGCGGCGCCGAGTCCACTTTGGGCGATGCCGCCATGCTCGACACCGTTTATCAAGCGTTGACGCCGATCACCTGGGAAGCGTTGCCGTTCACCAACTCGAGCGTGACCGTAGGAACTGACACCTGGCCGTGCTACCGCTTCGACGTGGCCCTGGCCGGCATACCCGCCTCGTCCGAAAGGTAGACCCATGGCCACCATCATTTCGAAACTGCTCGGCACGTTTCAGCTGGGCGACACCACCACCGGCATGGCCATGGAAGCGCAGGTGTCGTCCATCGGGGTGCCGCAATCGGTCACCCGGGATTCGCCTATCACCGTGCTGACCGGCGATATCGTCCAGGCCGCCGCTAGCTATTCGTGGAGCGTGACCGGCACCGTGGTGCTGGATCTGACCGACGCTTCGGGGATTTTCTATTTCGTCCACGCCAACCAGGGGACGCAGATGCCGTTCACGTTCACCCCGATCGGTGACACCGGGCCGACCATCGCCGGCACGTGCATTGTCGACGGCTGGGACACCGAAGAGCTCAACGCCGGGGCCATCGTGGTATCCAAGTTCACCTGGCCGGTGCAAGGCCAGATCACCATCACCCCGCCGGCCGGCGCCCTGGCCCGTGACTGACGGCTACTCGGCCGAGATCACCAACGCCGCCGCCTTCGACGCGGCCCTGGCCGCCATCCACCGCGATCTGGCCGACCTGGCCGCCCCGCTGCGGGCCGCCGCCGCCCAACTCGCCAGTGATGCGGCCGCCGTCGCCCCCCGGTTGACGGGGCGGCTGGCCGGGTCGCATCGGGTGTTACCGGCCGGCCCCAACCGGGTGCGGGTTACTGCGGACACCCCGTACGCGGCGCCGATTCACTGGGGTTGGCCCGGCCATGACATCCGCCGCCAACCGTGGTTGGTGGCCGAGTGGATGCGCTCCGAGCGCTCCCGCGACAAGCTGGCCGACGGTATCCAAACCGACATTGACAAGGCGGCCGCCAAAACATGAGTGATAACGCTCTGCCGTATCTGGATATGCGGGTGATCTTCGACGACGACACCGAGCTCGAATCTCACGCCGATCAGCGGGATATGCGCCGGGGACAGCTTGCGATCGGCACCAACCCGGAGGCCGACCCGATCGGTTTCAATCGGGCGGTGGCCTGGGCCTTCCTGACCCGTACCGGCCAGATCAACGGCATGGGCTGGAAGGATTTCGACGCTCAGGTCCCGTTCGTGATCCCGGCCGAGGTGCAGACCACCGCGGACCCTACCGGGACGGCCACGGCCGAATGATCGCCTCCCTGGCCGTCGCCCTGGGCGTGGCCCCGTCGGTGTTGTGGGATGAGGACCCCCGGGATCTGGCCACCCTGATCGACGTACTTTCGGAGCGCTGAGCGGTGGCCAAGGCGGCCGTTCTGAACATCGACATTCTGGCCGTGGCCGACAAGGCCCTGTCGGAGTTCGACAAGATCAAGGCCAAGGCCACCAGCACGAATGCCCTGATGAAGGTGGCCGCTATCGGCGCCGCCACCGCCATCATCGGCGGGCTGGGCGAGGCCACCAAGGCCGCGGCCGAGCATGAGGTGAACGTGGCCAGACTGTCGACCGCCTACAAGGATGCCGGCCTGTCCACCAAGGACATGAAAGGTTCGCTCGATGACATCGAGGCCGCCTCGAGGCGAACCGGGCAGTCAACCGAGGACAACATCGCCGCTTACACCCTGCTAGTGGCCGCCACCCGCAGCACATCGAAGGCCCACAGCGAGTTGGCCACCGCCGAAGATCTGGCCGCCTTCAAAGGGATCAGCGTGTCGGACGCGGCCCGGGCCATCACCCAGGCCGCCGGCGGGAACACCCGGGCCCTGAAAGAGATGGGCATCCAAACCAAGGACGCCTCCGGTAAGCAACTGTCCGCCCAGGCCATCATGGAGAAACTCACCGCGGCGGTCCACGGCCAGGCCGACGCCTTCGGTAACACCGCGGTGGGCCAGATGGCCCGCTACCACGAATCCCTCGATCAGACCAAAGAGAAAGTCGGCGAAGCGTTGCTGCCGGTCCTGCAACAGTTGCTGGCCATTCTCCAGCCGATCTTCACCTGGCTTTCCAACAACACCGCCATCCTGAAGGTGCTGGCCCCGATCCTGGGGATAGTGGCCGGGGTGGTGCTGGCCGTCTCCGCGGCCACCAAAGTTTGGGTGGCCATCCAAACCATTCTCGATGTGGTCTTAGCCGATAACCCGATCGGGGCGATAATCCTGGCTATCGCCGGGCTTATCGCCATCATCATCATCGTGGTGTCGCACTGGCGGGATTTCCTGGGGATCATTCAGGCCGTGTGGGGCTGGCTCGAGAACCTGGGCTCGTGGATTCTCGGCAACTGGAAAATCATTGTCGACGTGCTGCTAGGGCCGCTGGGGCTGATAATCACCAACTTCCAAACCATCTACGGGGCCATCCAAGACGTGATCGGAGCGCTGGGCGCCATCGGCCACGCCGTGTCCGACGCCCTCGGCTGGCTGGGCAAACTGCCCAAAAAGGCCGGCGGCATCGCCGGCAAAATCGAAAGCCTCAACCCGTTCTCCCTGCCCGGCGGTGGTGGCAGCCCAGGTGTGGCGCCGGTGAATATCACTGTGTACGCCACCCCTGGGGATGACCTGCCCGAAGTGGTCTATCAGGCCCTCAGGTCGTATCAGCGCCGCCATGTCCGCCCTGAGCTCCGCCCGCTCTTTAGTCCCGCGCTGCGCTAGCCATGCCGTCGCTTTGGGATGGCGCCCACTGGGATAGTGGCGACGAGTGGAACGCCACCCGGCCCGGCCCGCCCAGCTGGGGCGGCGACTGGCGCTGGTGGTACCAGGTTGGCCGCGCCGGGGCCTCCG